TTCTAAATCTTTTGATTAATTTTAATAACTTAATAAAATATCTATCAAGTTTATAATAGGATAAATAGTTATATTTAATTGTTTAATTTTATTTATTAATGCTCGCACAATGAAAATTCTCTCTCAAACAATTCTTTTGTATACGTATTTTCGATGTACTTACTTTCTTTCCTTCATTAGGTCCAATTTCTATGTTAAGGCATCTTCTTTGCTTATCAAATCGCAATATTCTACAATAATATTAGCAATATCATTATTAAATATCAAAATATTATTTAATACTTTTTCAAAAACTCATGATTTTTGTTGTGGTGTAATTTGTCTGTTCCAACAATATAACTAAAAGGATCAACAAGAAAAAATATCAACATGGTTCTGTGTCCATCTTTAGTCGGATCAAGTAATGAAAAAGGTTCTACACTATGTTGAAAAACATTAGAAATACGATACAAGGATCTTGATGTGTAATTATATAACCAATATTAGTAACAGTTTGTGTTTGATATTTTTCTTCTCTAACAAGAACTCTTTGGTTCATCTAAATAATTCAAATCAACCTACATTTTCATATTCAGGCACAATTCTTTCGCCCAATAACTTTATTCTTGAGTTTTGCATTATTGATGAAAAATTATAGGCACTATCAGTAAGAACTTGTTCGAATAGTGGAATAAATTGGCTAAAAACTGTTTCAATTATATTATACACACTCATATTTGATGGGCTGTAAGTTATTCATATAAGACGAGATTTTCGCATTATCATTATTATTTATACTAAATGTTGACGGTAACCATTGGTATTTAACAGATTCGAAATTACTAGTACTTTTTATATTAGAATCTTTGAATAATAAATATGGATATGAAGATGGGTGAATTATGTATATAACTTAATTATTTGAATGTGAATGATAATCAATTGGTTCATTATTTTGTATATAAAAAATTTCTTGGATTAATTTGTCTTTAATTTGTTTTGGAATTAATGAATCAGAATGACATGTCATAAAAACATCACTCAAGACAAAATTATTTTTTGATGTTAATTCGGATAAATAGGTTAATTCTTGGAAAATATTTTTTTTGATTAAATTAAATAAATCATCATTGATGTTATAACATTTAACATTAGTCGGAATTTGGCTTCTAATCTCGCTCATTTATTTTTCCCAAATTTTATGATTATGTATTTTTTCTGTCAAATTTTTTTTTGTTTTTGATTGCACATAATATGTTAATCATTACTATTTCTAGTCATAAATATGCATTATATGATGGTTCATCGAATGCACTCGCAAATGTTGGTATAATTTTATATATTATTATACATATTATTATTCTCTAATTATAAATTTTTAGTTTTTGTCGAATTTATTTAATCATGAAAAAATTGGAAATCGTCAATTTTTGATATATTTATTAAATACATCAATAATTAATCATAATATTTTAGTTAAATGCATCTTGCCTAAAACGAGTACAGAAACTACAGCTTACATTGGAAAAGCTTCGAGCCAAAAATTCCGAATCGAAATTCGAAAAAGCCAAACCTCTACCTAACAATGAAATTGAGAAATATATTTGTGAAATCGAAAGAGCCTTTGAAAAAGAAAGTAGAAAAAAAAAGAGGTCAAAACTTGAAAAACGGATTTTAATCGTGTCAAAGACGGATCTTTGATGTGGAAAACTCTGATCGATAAACATTATTATGAATATTTATTTGTGAAATTTGACGAGAATAATAATCTTAAAGGAGTAAAAGTTATCTATTTGAATCAATGGAAAAATTGTTGAATTAATATCCACGCTTGTTCCCAAAGATAATTTTTATTATGAATATTCGACTTTGATTGAAGAGAAGATTTGGTGTTTACTAAAAATGATAGATTAATGTATGGTCAAAAATTTAAATTAACAATGTCTTTTGTTAGGTTGTCATAATCTTATTTTTATAAAGATAAATAAATTTATTTTTTTATTAATTTTAAATTATATTAATAACATAGTTTGTGATTATGTGAATAAAACTAGATTATAAAATATTATAAATAAATAGTATAAATCAAAATATTACTATTTATAAAAATTCAAAATAAAAATATTACTGTCGTATTTTCAAAAAATGAATATATTTTTAGATGTTTGCATTTGAATTATAATCTTGATAAAATCATCACAAAAAAGTATTGATTATGATATTGTATTTATAAAAAATTTTTATAAATTTCAGGATTATAATGATTAATAAATTTGATAACGATAATTATTTATAATTAGATTTAAGATAAAATAATACGTTTAAATACGATATTTAATAAAAAAATTCTATAATTTAATATTATTCTTATTGACAATTTAATAATCGGTATCCTCATTTCAAATAAATATGTTGTGATAAAATAAGATGAAAACAATGCAAGGAACAACAATTTTTATAGGAAAAGTAAACATCGAGACAAAAATTTCAAAATTTAAAACATTTTTATTTCAAGACGTAATTGATAAAAAATATATTATGGCATTATGTTATGGGGAATATAAAAGATCTAATGCATATATAAGAATTCATAGTTCCTGTATTACTTCTGAAACAATACTGGATTGCTTTTGTGACTGTAGTGATCAATTAGAATCAGCTCTTAAAAAAATTAGAGAAGTTAATTCTGGTATATTATTCTATCTCACACAATGTGGCCGTGCAGCAGGCAATGTTTGTAAGTTTAGAGGTACTCAAAGTACACAATATCATCAGGAACAAATAACAACATTTGAAGCTTATGCTCAATTAGGTTTAGAACCTGATTACAGAGATTATAGAAATATAAGAGATATTCTAATATTATTAGACATACAAAATAATGATTTTAATCTTATAACAAATAATCCAGATAAAATAGAAAAATTAACAAAATTAAATATTAAAATTAAAGACATTATTTATTTAGAAACCCCACCAAATTTATTTAATCAATATTATTTACAATCGAAAAAGAAGAGTGGACATTTACTACATAATATTAATAGTGATGAAATAATAACCGATACAGAAGGTTTACATGAAGGGATACCACTATTTGAACCATATAATATCGAAAATGCTGAACGTTTTATGCATTGTGCAACAAATTATTTACCGATCAGAACGATTGATAATAGGATAATTATGACCGAAGTAGAATTTGATGCATTAGATCCATCTGAAATAATTGAATATACCAAATTAAAAACTGGAGATTATTTGGTAAAACAAAAAACTAAAAAATTTAAACCGTATTGGTTCAAAGCATTTGTTTATTATGATATATGTTGTAGTAATGAATATATTGTTTTAACCTATGGAGATATTGAAAATATTGTTCCAATTGTAAGAATCCACTCGGAATTTTTATTTAATAGGTTTCCTCTCAAAGACGAATCTTACAAAAATAGATATAAAAGAGCAATTATTGACGCGATAATAAATAATTCTGGCATAATAATTCTAGAAAATTATAATGGGGATAATCAAAATCTAGGAAGTTATATATTAAATAGCTATTCTTTTGATAAAACTGGAATAAAAATAAAACGTGAATATTTACCATCAATATTATTATTAAAACATCACCTAAAAGGAAGCAAAAATGATTTAGATATAAAAATATACTGCTCATCGAGATCTAAAAAAGATTTGGAAACAGCTTTACAGAAGTCAAATTTTGGCAAAATCGAATGGATAAATGTTGAAAAAAATAATGAGGATGATTTCGGTCATAAATTGTTAAAATCAAGAATAGACATATCTTTGAATTATTTAAATGTGATTAATAACATTACATTATTAAATCAAATTATCCCTCAACAATCCAAAATTTACGTTACTGGAATAGGATCAAGTTCAGCAGCAGCTCAATATTTAAGTTATTGTGCAACTAAAAATAACTATATTTGCAAATATGTTCTACCAATATATTTCCATGAAAATAATTTGGATTCAAATGCTTATTTAATTGTAATTTCACAGGGATTAAGTCCACACGGAATTATACCTTTAAATTATTTTCCAAATGACAAAATTATATTAATTACTTCAGTTACAGAAAATAATTCGAATGAAACAAAAAGAAATATACTAAAAAAAGTTAAATATGTTTATAATTTTCCACTTGAAGATGAATATGAAACTTTAATTAGGGTTATTGGACCAATGTCATGTTTTTATTTAATAAATCAACTTTTTTACGAGAAAAAAGACGTCTCGTATATTTCCGAGTCAAAATTAATTAATTATGAATTTATTAAAAAAATTATTGAAATCAAAAGAGTGATTCTTGTTGTTTCATTTCCAATTACCGAATTTTATAATAATATCAAATTTAAATTTATTGAAGGTGCATTTATTGAATTTGTTGATGTAACAAACGAATTAGAAATAGCTCATGGAATTTTTCAAAATACAGAATATTTTAGAAATAAAGACATTATGACATGTTATATATTAATTAATATAAAAAATAAAAATATAAAACAATTTTTAGAAAAATATTATCCAGTTGAAGAAATAATAACTCAAAAAAATAATGATCTAGAAATTATTGAACTAGAATATATATTTAATCATTTAATTTATAATTTAATAACTCTTCAAGATATTGATCAAAAATCATGGCCCGGAAAATTAACACAAAGTAGTATTTATGAAATATAATTATTTTTCGAATAATAAATAAATTAAATATAAATAATCCATGAAATAAATTTCAAAAAATTTTTATCATATAAATTTTCATATTTAATATATGATTTTTTCTCAAAATTAATAAATATATAAGAGATATTTTCATCTAGAGTAACTTCATAATTTTTCGAACTTGTCAGGACATAATCATTAATATGATAAAATGGTTTTTTTTTACAATTTGAATCCATATTATTACCTAATATAACACGTGTCCATAAAATAGTTTGATTTATTTCCTTTATTATATTTTTCTTTTTTTTTTTCTTTTTTTTGGGTATTTCAGTGGGTTTTTTGATGCTATTATTCTTTTTTTTTTTAGTTTTTAATTCAAGATGTTTTTTTAAAAATATCCTATCAAACAAAAAATTTTTATGTGAAATTTGATCGATATCACAAGATGTTATCATATTAATATGGAGAGATTTTTTACTCTTATATTCACATAGCTTATGCATCCAATTTCCAGAATAAGAGCAATCGCTAATTATTACTAGCTCACTGTTATTACAATACTTATCATCCGAAAATTTTACAAATGGACAATAAGTTTCATATAGATTTATCAATTCTTCAATTGACAAATCATTATCCGTAAATGACCAATTGCCATCTTTGTTACCATTTCCTGTGTAATAAATAATATATTTGTGTTTTTTTAATTTGAAATAATCAATTATTTTTTGTTCAACATCAACTTTATTAATTGGATCTTCTGAAAAATGATAAATATCAAAACTTTGGTTTTTAAAAAAATCGAATATTTTCTTGAAATCCTTATCTTCGGTTTTTTTTTTGATATTCAATGAACCTGGCTCATATATTGTATAATTATGAATAAATAATAATGATTTTCCCATATCAAATTCATCTTTTCCTAAATCATCTGTTTTTTTATCAGAGAAATAATCGTAATTTATATTTTCAAATGCAATATTAAAAATAATTGGATCATTATCTCCAGGAAAACCTACAATGCTTGATTCCTCCATTTATTTAAATAATATATAAAGTGTATGTTAATATATTGATTTTTCAATTTTTTTGATAATTTTGACATGTAAATTAATAATATATTATAAA